TTTCCACCCTTTCAGACTCTTCTGTATACCTTTGTTGATCCCTCAATCTAGCTTGTTCAAATATGTCGTCAATATTTTCAGGCTTGGTGACTCTCGCCAAAAACATGTTAACCTCGTCAGATCTGAGTTTCTTCAATGTTTTCAACTTCTTCTTCAAGGTGGATTTCGCTGATCCACCAAAAATACCACCGAACATAGAACGAGATTTAGGCTTCGTGGGTGGTCTGACTGGAATGTTGGGACGAGGGCCAGGTCCAATGGGGGTGTAGGGATCCGGTCCAGGTCCAATGGGGGTGTAGGGATCCGGTCCAGGTCCGATGGGGACGTTAGGATTGTAGGGATCCGGACCAGGTCCGATGGGTCCGATGGGATTGTAGGGATCTGGACCAGGTCCAACGGGTCCGATGGGATTGTAGGGATCCGGACCAGGTCCGATGGGAGTGTAGGGATCCATATAAGGATCGTTGCGGCGACGACGAGTTCTTTTTCTAAGGAATGACGGTGTGCTTCTTTTGAACACATTACCAAAACGAACTTTGTTGGTCTGGGCAGAGTTACTTCTGTTCAAAAATTTTGGTCTAGGTTGACTCTTAAATATACTTTCATTCGGAAAGTTTACCTTGGTGTTCCGGTTGTTCTTAGTGTTCCCGACGTTCATGTTGTTACCAACGTTCCCAGTGTTGTTCCGGTTGTTCCTGGTGTTCCCAATGTTCCCATCGTTGTTCTGGTTGTTCCCAGTGTTCCCAGTGTTCCCAGTGTTGTTCTGGTTGTTCCTGGTGTTCCCAGTGGTGTTCCCAGTGTTGTTCTGGTTGTTCCTGGTGTTCCCAGTGGTGTTCCCAGTGTTGTTCTGGTTGTTCCTGGTGTTCCCAGTGGTGTTCCGGTTGTTCCCATTTCCCTTCACAGTGTCATTACCAAAGTTTCTCAGATTGTTCCTCTTTTCAGAGGTGTTCATGGCAGAGTTCAGGTCATTTCTATTGTCAATAACCTTCTTCGTGATGACACGTTTCCTAGAAATTTTGATTGGCTCCGCAATCTTCAAGTGTCTCAATCTTTTCCCTATGGCTGTGATCAAGTCCCCCTTGGATTTCTTATCGACATCGTCGAGTTTCACCTTACGGGCAAGTCTCTTTATTTCACTCAATTTTGTCGATGAGTCGAAGAGCTTCTCAAAATCTCTGACAGATAAAGGGGATTTACGATCTGTCATGTACGTCTTCTCCCTGTTCAGGATCAGAGGAGGAAGAGGTAATTTTTCATCCTGTATATTTTTATACACCTGACAAATTTCATCTTTTGTCAGTTTAATATTCTCTCCGGTATTTAGTTTTATCAACTTACGAAGAGTGGTGAGATCAGCATCTGGATCACACGCATCTATCATATATATATTAAACTGACAAAAAAGTACTAATTTATAAATTTAAAACCTACGTTGAATAATTTGATCTTTTCTTCGTAACTCATGTTGAAGTCAAAAATATTTGTATCACCTATGTTTATTTCCAGTTCTTCTATTGTTGTATTATAACGTTCTCTATTTGCTAGTGCAGAACGAACCAGTGTCTCTACGAAATGTTTTGGGGTGTTAATATCTTCCTGGTATATTTGGTTTGTTCTTATTTTCAGGCATGTCACTTCGTGTGGCTTTTTATCTAAGAATGGGGTCAGTGGATACTCTTCTTTCATGCCACCATCTACATACGTCTTATCCATGTATGTTCCACATGAAAATATGAACGGCACAGCCATAGACATACACACTGCATCTATCACTTTCATGTCCGGATGTGTATCTTTGGAAAAGTAAACTGTTTCTGAACTGTTCAGACAGAATGCAGATATGTATATTTTCATGTCTATGTCACTAAAGGTGGGATCAGAACCACAAATATCAACCAACTTCTTCCGTATTGGATTGATGTCTACAAAACCAAACTTAGTGAAGAATGAGCCCAACTTTATTTTGAAAAAGTTTGATATTTCAATCGACACAGCGATGTTTAATATTTCATCTACTGACATACCAACAGCTAAAAATAGTGCCAATATGGAACCAGCCGACGACCCGGATATTTCCTGAACATCGACGAGTTCAGATTCTCTCGCTTTGAGTCCACCTATGAGGGCGAATATACCCATGGAAGCTGGACCCAATATGAGATATTTCATCTTCCTACTTAGTAGAACTGAGGAAATTGGCGCCGTAATGTCGCGAAGACAATCGCATATACGATGGAGTGCACCAAAGCGGATGTCACGCTCGTCTGACCGGAGCGGAAGACTCCCTTGCTCCCGGGAGGTAAAGTAAGGAGAAGACCGGGGCTCAGGGCCAGGAACAGGGCCGTGCTCACCAACAGATCCGTCTTCGTGAGAACCAAGCCCATGTATTTGGCTATGAGACTGTAAACGATGAAGAAGACGAGGGCGTGGAAAAATATGGCAGTCTTGTTTGTCTTTTGGTTTGTAAACGACACCTTTTCCCCGTCTGTGGTGAGAAGCACCCCGGGGCTCAGGGTTAAAAAAAGTGCGGCGGGGATGGCTACCCGCTGAGCGGTGAGGTTCGAAAGCATGTTATTGTACACTCATATAATTTTTAGCGAAATCGAGAAAGTGAAAGAACGAGGCACCTCTCATCATCTCCTCATGAAGGCCGTTGTCATTGATAGTTCGCCTGACATGCTTCCAAACGTGGTAAAGACGATCCTCATACCACCTGCCCTGTTCTTCGTATTCCCATGTCACCTTTTCTATGTAGGATTCATGATCCTTGAAACAGAATTCAACAAAATCACAAAACTCTCCTGAATGTTTGATAGACGCGTCATACAGAAGGGTTTGAATGGTGTTCCACATTCTATGGAGTTCATCTGAGTATTCGACTTCCCAGTCTTCAATATTCAGAGGAGTGTCTTCATGAAATTCATCATCATCACTGGCGTCGTGATCAAAGCCGTTGTTCGCCTCGTAAACGTATTGGCTCCAGACCATGATGATCAGTTACTTACTTCTTTGGGGGGCTTATCTTTTATACCTGTTAATGAGAGCGAAGTTGATTCCTTCGTCTTGAGATTGTCCTTAATTGCATTTAAAGCTCCTTCGACCTTAGCTTCATCTCCTGCAAAGAAAGTCATGAGACCTGCTGAGATGGCTTCCTTGTTCATCGTGCCCTTACGCACGGATTTACGAATGCTAATTTTACCTTTCCTGAGGTTAATGGTATCAATACCCTGATCAACCATATGCTTCTTCACGGACTCCTTGAGGCGCTTCTCCTCCTGGTTGAGAATTTTGATATCAGATTTCGCATCAGAAAGTTGCTTTGTAAGTTCTACAAGCTTAGATACAGTTTCAGAGAGCTCATTAGAGACGTTTGCCATTATTAATTAATAGTAATATCCTAATCTTTAAGCTTAGGCGCACAGACCACGCTGCATGAGGTCAGGGGTGATGGTGGAGTTGTTCCACACGTAGGGGTCCTTAGGGTTAGGGGGATCCTTGCGAATCTGCTGGTTCGCGTTGCGAAGGGCACCGCCGACAGTCTCGGGGAAGCCAATCTGCTGACGGGGATCGAGGAAGTTCTGACCAGCGAGGACATCCTCGGGCGCGAACTGACCAAAGTCCTCCTCAGAGGCGATCTCACGGGGGAGGAGGGAGGAGGCGAGGCCAGTGCCCTGGTTCATGCCGCAGGTGGCGGGACCAGCGGCGGGACCAGCGGCGGGACCAGCGGCGGGGCCAGAGCTGAAGGGCGCATACTGACGCTCGGTGATAGTGTAAGAGGATTTGGAGTTCAAGTTGCACAGGAGGAAGATAAGGACAGCCACGGCGACCAACATCATAATGTTTTGGTTGCGACCTTTGAACATCTTTTATATATAATTAACAAATTTTTTTATTGCTCGTCATCATCGACAAAAGCATACTGGTCTGGGTAAGTATCGAGGACTGGCTCGGGATGGAGCCTGACCTGGACAAGATTCCAGGTGCAGGCAAAAGTTTTCTTGGCGAACCAAAGTCCGGAAAATTCCAGAATGACATCACAGACCTGATCCTTCTGGAGAGTCTCAAAATCAACAGCCTGCTGCTGAGAGTCGAAAACCTTAGTCACCTCAATCCTGTCGCAGCTGAGCTGGTTATCAACCACGCTGGGTGTATACGCTCCCCTGATGACACCCTGTGAGAGCTCCTTACCGAACCACGCGGCAGAGTTCTCTTGGGCAGCTTCGACGTTCTTGGTGTCGATGGCACCGACCTTCTCGACGTTCGAGTCGGACATGAGATCTAGAACAACTTCATCAGAGATGTCGGAGATCTTGACACCGTTCATCTGAATGAGAACCTTGCGCTTGTTGTCGTTGAGAACCTTCACGAAACGAAGACCGTCATCGCCCTTGGTGAGAGTATCGAAAAGCATTTTATACTGTACTTGAGATCTATTTCTTTAAACCAACAAATGGTATAGCGGCAGCCTTGTTTACGACTGCATTTGGAACCCACTTGTTTCTCCTGGGATTATGACCATACAATGTCTTACTCGTATTTAAATTCTTTGGAATGCTTTTTGCATTTTTCGTTCTCAGATTCATCTCATTTTTCACGTATGAATTGTTAGTTACATTCTTCCACCTGAGGGATTCAAGGTTGAACCGTTTGTTTCCTGATGTATTCTCATATCCACTGACTTTTATCTTATTGGAAGAAGTCTTCAACCCGTGCACAAACTGCTT